CCGACACCGATGCCGGCGAGCGCGCCGCCGTATTGGATGGCGCGCTGTATTTCTTGCATGGCGATTTGCGCGGCGATCCCGATGCCCATGGAGGCGACGCCGGCGCCTGCGCCGGCGGCCAGCCCGCCCATAGCGGAGGCTATGCCGGCGCCGATGCCTGCTTGGATAGCGCCCCCGGCGATGCCGCCGCCGGTTGTTCCGACGCCGCCGCCGTAGCCGGGTTGGGTTGCGGCGCCGCCGATCTGGGTGGTGCCCAGCCCGGCGAACGGGCTGACCTGGCCCCCGTCGTCGTAGCTTCTGCTGTTGACAGCGGACATGAACCCGGGCCCGTAGTAGTCGACGGCCGATTTTTGGATGACCCATTCGCCGCCGTGCGCGATGATCGGCACCGCACCACCAGAGTCATACGCTCCCGCCCAAGGGTTGCCGTAGCCCAGCATCGGCAGATGCATGAAACTGGTGAACCCTGGTTCACGCGCGCCGGGACCGCCAGTTCCGAAACTGCCGCCCGGCCCCAACCCAGTCTCGACACCAAGACCGCCGGGCAGCGTGGCTGCAGTGTGGCCGGCGTTCCATCCGACGTTGAACGATTCCGGTCCTCCCAAGCCGGGCAGGAACCCGCGCGCCGCTAGCTGCTGGCCTTCGTTGGCGGTGGAGAACCGAGGGCCGCCCATCGGTAGTCCGACTGCGGCGTCGACGAGCTGGGACACCATCCCCGAGCAGTCGTTACGCAGCGGCTGGCTGTAGGGGGTGCCAGTCAACATATTGGCGAGTGCGTACAGTGTGCGGACGCGGTTGCCGCCAGCCATGATGTCTTCGGGGGTGTTCAGCGCGCCACCCAGGCTGGCGCGCGCCGCCCCTGCTTCCCCGCCACCTTCGTAGCCTTCCGGTCCCGGCATGAACGACGGCCCGAACGCGCCCCCCGCGGCCATCATCCCGATCAACCCTTTACCGGCGCCTTTGATGCCGGTCGGTGACGCTGCGGCCTCCACCCCACCCAAAGCACCAAAAACAGGGGCGAAAGCCAGATTCGCCAGGAACTTCGTCAGATTCTCCGCGATCCCCGGCAAGCCTTTTGAGACGCCGAAGTCTTTGTCGATCTTGGCGCCGATATCCTCCATCTCCGCGGAATGCTGACGCAGATTACTGGCGTGCGCAGTGTTGATGCGCAGCTCGAGGGCGTTGAGTTCCTCCTGATCGTGCAGGACTTTGTTTTTGGCTTTGGTCATTTCGTCTTGGGATGCGACACCGGATTTTTCGAGCTGGTCGACTCTGGCCTGGTCTTGGGCCAGTTGGTGTTGCTTTTCCAAGATGTCTTGGCGGTCGCGGTAGTGTTGGGCGGTTTCGCCGGGTTCGGGTGCGGCGCCGTAGCCGGCGCCGTACGGAATTTCGGGGGCTTCGGGCAGACGGGCGCGGCCGCCGCGGCCGCCACCGCCGCCACCGCCGCCGGTGTCAAAGTCGGGTTCGGGGCCTGACGGGAGGCCCTCCGGCAACCCCGCCACCCCCGGCAGATGAGCCTGCCCAGAGCGAAGCTGGCTGAGAGTGGGGAACCCGGGCGCCCCCGGCCGGTTCGGATCAGCCACCGGCGTGCCAGGAACAGTGATATCCCAATGCGGCACAAAGCTTCCCAGTTGGTGGATTAAGCCCACCACCTTCTCCAGCATCGCCTGCAGCGGCGCCAGCTTGTCGACCAATTTGTCGAACAAGGTTCCCAGCGGACCCAGCGCATCATGCACCTTCCCGATACCAGCGGAGGTACGTTCGAATACGGCGCTGATTCGGTTAAATGCGTTGCTGATCCTGTCATGCAGGTCGTCGAATGCCTTCCTGACCCCGGGGATGACGCTGGTCCGCAGGTCATCGAGTTCGACGACCAAGTGACTCAACATTTCGGTGCCGATAGGACGCAACGCGTCCATGATTTCGTTCTTGATCAACTGCCAGTCGTTCTTCAGACTCGCAGTATCGGCTTTGAACTCGTCCAGCGCGCCGGGCGGCGGGTGCGGGGGCTCGCCCTGACGCACAACCGTCAGATAGTCTTCCGCGGCTTTCCTGGCCTCCGCCCAGCGTCTTTGCCCGAACACCTGCAGCGCGATTTCGTCGGACTTCGCCTGCTCATTGTGGTCGTGGTAGTAGACCATCCACTGCGTCATCCGCTGGATGTAGTCGGGCAGTTTCTCTTCGGGCAGCCCCTGTTTACGGCGGTCCTCATTCGATTTGGTCAGCGCCTTCTCCGCGACCTCCATACCGGCCATGGCCTTGGACGCCTCGACACCTTGCTGTGCCAGCATGGCCAGCAGTCGCTGCTCCTGCCCGAAACTTAAGCCGAGTTCCTGAGACAGTGAAGCAAATTCCGCGGTCTGGTCGATCAGCGTCGGCAACTGCACCTGGTAGTCACGCGCCGTTTGATTCAGCAGGGCCAGCGCGTCATCAGCATCTGTGGCGCTCATGCCGAAAATGGTGAACGCACCGGCTAGGCTCTGAATGTCTAGGCTGCCCCAACGGTCACGCAGCATCTCCACATGCGCAGTCACCTTATCGACATCGTCAGCCGTTCCGGTCAGGCGCCCGGACAGCACCGCCATATCCTGCCCGACGTTATCGGTAGCCGTATCTAGGGTGCGTCCCATCTTGTCGGCGCGGTCTTTGATGTCCTCCAAGCTTTGCCCGATGCCGCTGGTGTGTACGGTTACCTGCCGTTCGATTTCTTCGAAGTGTTCACCGATTTCGATACCGATCTTGGTTATTTCGATACTGATCGCCGCACCGATGGCCGCGCCGAACGCTGCCCCGGTGGCCCCGCCCGCTTCGGCGGCTTCTGTGAGCATCGATCCTGATTCCAGGCCTTCGCGCACCGACGACGCCCCGGCGCCTAGCCCGGTTTTCACTTTCGACAGCATTCTGCCGACAAAAGCAAGCCCGGCTTGTTCGCCGGCTGGTTCGGCCGCGCGGTGTAGCTCTTGGAAATGCTGCCGGGCATCCATACGGGCAGATGCGCGGGCGAACGCCAGATCGTAAGCTTCGCGGGCTTTGACACCAGCCTCAGCAGCGTCCGCGGCGGCGTCGGTGAACTGCTGTTTGATGACGACGCGGGCTTTGCCGCCCGCGGCCAGCGCAGCGTTGAACGCCTCCGATGCTTGTGCCCCGGCAGCACCGAATGTGGTTTCCAGTTCGGCGGCGTCAGCGGCGATAGCCCGCTGATCCAGCTGGGTGATGACGTCAATATGGATGCCGGGCATAGCGTGCTAATCCGAACGCTGGGTCATGGCGTAAATCTCTTTCTGCGCGTCCTCGGCGGCTTCTTCACGCTGCTGCGCGTCACGAATATCGGAGGGTGGAATGAACAGCCGCGACCCCAACTCGTGCTGCTCACTGCCCGGCAACATCCCCAGCCGCAACACCGCGGACTCGTTAGCGGTCTGCCGCCACGCCCACTGATCATCACTGGGGTTCCCGCCCCGCAGCGCCGTCTTAAACCGGCCGGCGTCGGGCATGAATTCGCACAGCTCTAAAAACTCGTGGCTACCCATGGCGCCCTGATGCCAGTCAGCGATGCGGCGGTGATGGTATTGGGAAAGGTCGGAGGCGATCTCACCGGCGAACCCGACCCACAGGGCGTGGGCTTCCATTACTTTTCGGATCGGCATCAGCCCTCGCGGCCAGCTCGAGGCCCTGCTCGTTCCAGATGCGCCACACATCAGCGGCTTGCAGACCGGCCCGCCGGAGCTTCCCGTACAGTTCCTCACCCAAACAGACCTGCACAACGCGCACCGAATGCGGCGGCTTGACCAGCACACCGTCTTTGCGGTAAGGCTGCAGGACGCGGCCTTTCTTCGTTTCCGCCGGCAGCACCACCCCGTTGTCGAGGTTCTGTTCGGGGATGTAGATGTCGGGGTCGCGGTCGTAGCCTTCGACTTCGAACATGAGTTCTTCGTAGGCGGCTTGGCGTTCGTCGTCCAGCATGGACAGGTTGGGGTGCGGCGGGATTTCGATGGTTTCGCTGCCGCCGTCGGCGTAGTCGAGTTCCAGTGGGGTGGGGGAGAACACCGACCCGTAGGCGGTGGCTTGTTCGCGGGCGCGTTTGGGTGCGTCGGGCAGGAAGTGCACGAACGGCTGGGGTGCATCAGGCATCGGCTGGGTTTCCTTCGATGTTTTCGGCTGGTGTTAGGGTGTGGGACGCCCCGGGCGCGCACCAGCCGGCCGCGCGCCCGGGGGCCAAACAGGGGGATTATTAGATGGAGCCGGTGGCGGCCATCGCCGTCCACGCGCTGCCGCCGACATACTCCGAATACAAAGCGGGAACAAGGTTCCCCGACAGCGGAGCAGCCGGGTCCAAATCCACATAGTAGGGGTCGGGCAGCACCGTGAACGTCAACATGGCGGCATCCTGATCAGTCTTGGACCGCTTCCGCGCGCCGATGTCCGTCAGCCGGGCCAGCGGATAAGCCTCCACGCTGTACACGTAGCCGCCGGGCCGCTTCCTGGCGAAGATCAGCAACAGTTGCCGGTCGACGGGGTCAGCTTCGGTCGGCTTGGACAAGATCACCTGATGGCCGGGCTGCTCCACGATGATGTTGCCGTTGACGTCGTTGAGGGGCAGGTTCAGCCGTAACCTCATCATGAACGGCTTGAACACCTCAATCCCGGTGAACGCCACCGTGATTCCCTCCGCGGTCAAATCGGTGTCGAACGGGAAGTTGGATTGCAGGATCATCACGTCGTCATGGCGGATGGAGCCTTTGCGGTCGGGGCCGCTGCGTTCCTCGAAAGCGCCGACCAGCCAGAACCCCATGTTGGCGGCGTGGTTGAATTCCCATTGGCCGTTAACGAGTTCGTAAGCGAACAGGTCGTTGCGCAGGGTGCCGTCCAACGCGAACGGGCTGAAATTCACTGTCGGTGACGGTGTTCCCGCGCTGTAGGGGGAGATGTTGGTGGCGGCGCCGCGGTTATCGCGCACCAACACAGCGGCCAGCTGGCCGCGGGACGCGAAGCGGTTATCGACATTGACGAAGCCACCGCCTTTGAAATCGGTGCCGGTGGACGGGATAGCCATGGTCATCTTTTCCTCTCGTGTTTATCCGATGACGACGGGGGCCCCGGTGAGGGTGAGGGTCGCCGTCGCCGGGGATGGTGGGGATGTGGGCAGTTCGTAGAGCGGATTGGCCACGTAGGACAGCCCGATTTGGTAGCGGCCAACTTTCCGCAGAATGGACACGTCGGCGTAAATCTGCCAAGTCGGGGCTTCGAACACCTGCAGGTAGTCGATGGCGGCTTCAGAGCCGTCTGAGGGCAGGATGACGGTGTCATGGTGGCGGCCCCACAGTGTCATCCGGTCATGCGTCAAAGCGGCTTGGCGTTTCGCCGCCCCGTACCCAAGTTTCTTGTCGCACAACGTGTGTACCGACACGACGGGGTCGGCGGTCTGGGCGTCAATGTTCTCGGGGCCGGTGATGTGGCGGACCAGGATGAAGGGCAGCGGGTCGCCGACTTCGCGGGCTACCCCGCAGCGGCACAGCGGCGCCAGCCACGCCACCACGATCTCTTCAATGTCGTCGGGGTGGTAATCGTTGAGTTCGACAGTCACAGTCGCTGAGCCCAGTTCCGCGGGGAGAGTGAATGGAAGTTCCAGCGAGGACAACGGAGGGACTTCCTCATTCGAGGATGGGATAGTTGGACAGGTCCGCGCCGAACGGGGATTCGGTGAACGCCTCAGCGTGAACCTCTTCGCCCATAAGCATTTCCACCCCCGGTGTGCCCTCAAAATGGGCGACGGTCTTGGCGAACGTGGCATGTTCAGGAGTGGTGCCGCCGTGCGGGTGCGCACCGTATTCGATGAAGGAGGCTTCGCGTAGGTCGGAGCGGACCTGCGCGGCGGGCATCCCGCCGACGTCGGGGGCGTCGACGGCGGTGATGGAGTCACGGAAGTGGCCGGGCTGTGTCCCGTACTCCTTGCCGGCGTAGACGGGGGCGATGCTTCTGGCGTAGTCGGCGGCGGCGTCGGCGACTCTGCGTGGCCAGGAACGGATTTCTTCGTCCTCGTGCAGCTTCTCAAGAATCTCGGCTTCGATCTCAAACGCCGGTGTGACAGCCATGATTCAGGAGGGGGTTTGTTGTTCGCTGTGGATGGTCATTTTGAACAGCTTCCCGGTCAGGTCGGTGAACGGATGCAGGTTGCCCACGATCGCGAACGAAGCGCCGCCGACTTCGATGGTGTCGTCAGCCTGCAACGCCATCACCGCCGCACGGGCGTCAGGATCGGACAGCGGGATCGTGGTCTGCCACCACGACGTTGCCACGGACACACCGGTTTCGGGTTCCTTCTCCGCGCGCACCAACCCCGCACCCCGCGCGCTGCCGGGCACCATCGGCCGATGCCGACACCCCCGAATATCGGTACGCACCGTGTCAAAGATCGTGGTGCCCAACTCGTCTATCCCAGAGGCGACATGCTGCACCACGGTGACTGTCTGCGCCGAGAACCCCATCAGGCCACCACTTTCTGCGTCGCCGCCAAATAGTTGGCACCGATCCGGGCGTAGTCGGCGCGCCAGCGGTCGAACTGATCGAGGCTGGGCTGCTGCGGCCCGAACCCCAAATGCGCCGCCGTGAAACCTTTCAGGATTTTGCGGGGGAACAGGTTCAGCGCCCCCTCATCGCCGAGCCTGTCGGTCGCGGTGAAGTCGCGGCCGGCGATCGGCGACGGCGACGGCGAACCCAACTGCGGCGCCATCGCCGCCATCACAGCGTGACCGAAGCCCACCATATTGATCGACACCCAATCCTCGGTATCCACCAGCTTCACCGGCTGCGCCAGTATCTTCGCTGAGTTCTCGAAGAAATAGCCGTGGGCCATCTCGGCGAACCGGACATCGGTATGCACCTCGAGCAACGGGATACCCAACGTTTTGTAACGCCGCCACAGCCCCGGCTCCGCGCGGGTCGACGCGCCGTTGTTGATCGTCAACGCCGACACCACCGTGTCAGGGTTCGCTTCAATCGCCGCCACAAACTCGCCGTACCGCTCCGTCTGCATGAACAGAATGTCGTCGTCAGCCTTGACGAACACCGTGCCGGCGTAGTCCGGGTCCGCATAATGCCGATACACCGCCTCATACGCGCGGCCGCGCCAAAAGTCGTTGATGACCCGTATTCGTGGACCAGCCAAGCTCTGCAGGTAGATGGCGTCGAGCTGGTTGCGCGCCAGGTTCCACACATCCCAACGCGCGTCAGGGTTTTCGTCCAGGATGCGGCGGATCAGGGGAGCCTGCAGCAGCATGTTGGGGGTTCTGCCGGCGAAGGTGAAGATGACGGTGTTCATACCCACAGGTAGAGGAGTCGGTATTTGGCGAGGATCGGTTCGACGCTGCCCAGCGCAGGGTTTGCTGACCATCGGTAGACAACGTCGTCGATCTGTTTGCTGTCGAGTTCGTAATCGGAGCGGCCGACGACGGCGATCTGCGCGATATTCGTCACCAGCGACAGGATGGCTTGGCGCCAGTCGTCGGCGATGCTGCCGGTGTAGCCGGGGATGGCTGCCGCTGCGGTGGTGTCTTCGGGGAACCCGTGCTCCATCGTGATGGTGACGCCGTTGTATTGGCTTGACCAGCAACCGTTGTTGAGGATCAGCAGGTTCCCGGACTCGCTGTCCAGCGTCACATCAGCCACCGGGTCTATCGGATTGCCGTCGCTGGTGATCGACGTCAGGTTGATGACCTGTTTTGTCGGCAGCCGCAGGTACGGTGTCCCGGTGCCGTTGAGCGTGATGGTCACGGTTTCGATCGGCGACACGAACCAGCGGACGTCGCGGCGCGCCGCGGTCAGCGACGCGTCCAGCATCCGCTGGGTTTCCGGGTCGGCCGCCGACAGTTGGCCGTTGGTGTAGGTTTCGACGTCGGTGGCGGCTAGTTCAGCCACAAGCCCGATCCGCATCGTTGTGAGTGAATAACTCATTCCGCTTGGCAATCACCGCCGCTTCAGCCTCCTTCATCGATAAAAACCTGCCCACCCAAATGCGTTTACCGCCGTGATTGACCGTAGCTACCCATTTTCCTGCTCGGCGATCCCGGTAGACGCCCCGTACTCCCGAGGTGTTATCCGAGCGGAGCCGACCCAGGTTCTCTGCGTTCTGCTTTCGAGTGACTATGCGAAGATGATCGGGATTCACACATGCGGGCTTGTGGCAACGATGATCGAGCTCCTGATCAGGAGCAAGCGGCGCGTTTGTGCTGTAAGAGAACCTATGCGCTAGAACCTGGCCTGCGCCGTCCCAGAACTGGCCGTAACCTTTATTGTTCAGCGAACCAGTCCATACCCAGCAGGTAGAAGTTTTGCTGACCTTCGGCCAGAATCGCTGTGCGGCTTCGGCTTTCTCAAATTTGAAGGATTTCGGATCGCCGTGTCTCCGCCATCTTTTGTAGTGCTTGTTGCACCAACCGTGCCCAAAATGTGGCTCATCACAGCCATTGATCGAGCATGCCCGTTTAGTCCTCGACAATTTTTATTGCCCAGGCCTCGCTGTCATGCCCGATGACCTCCCATTTGATGCCGGTGTCTGAAGCGAACTCATGCCACGCCTTTTCTTCATGATCGGCGTGCCAAGGATTTCCATGCCACTCATCGAAGCATATCAGGGTTCCGGCGCCCAGCCAGGGGCCGACCCAGTCCAGCACAGTGACACACGAGGAGTAGAGGTCGCAGTCGAAATGCACCAAGCTGATCGGGTCGACCTCCCCGAAGTCAAAGCCCGGCAACGTGTCCGCGTACAACCCCACCACCAGGCGGGTGTTGGGGATGTTGGGGGGTTGGCAGGCGCGGGCACCCACCGGATACGGCCCCCATTCCTCCGGCAGCCCCAGAAAGCTGTCGAATCCGACTACGGGCATTTTGTCGGCGATGATGGCCAGGCTGGTGCCTTCAGCGACCCCGAATTCCAGCGCGTATCCTTGCGGGGCGACCTCGAGGGCGCGGCGCAGTACCGGGAAGTTGATGCGCCCACCCCCGAAGTACGGGCCTAGTGACCAGTCCTGAGTCACGTCGCCTTGGGTTCGCGACTAACTGAGGGGTAGGTGAATCGGGTGGGTTCCTGGCGTCCCTGACGTTGCGGGGTGACATCCTCAGTCCCGACATCTGACGGTGCGGAGCCGGCGCCGCCGCGGTAGTCGTGCTCGCCCAACCTGTCCGGCGGTGTGCCCGCCGAGCTGCGGAAGGAATCGAGGTGCCCGTCGGCGATGTCGGAGGCGGTGCCCATGTCGAAGCCGCCGCCGATGCTGTCGCGGCTGGCCCTGTACGGGTTAGTCACGGTAGTCCTCTTCGTTGAGGCGGTTGGCTTGGGCCATTTTGGCGTATTCGTTGACGGCGCCGACATGTTCGTCGGCGACGTCGGATTCTTCGCCGAAGCCGAAACCGCCGGTGGCAGAGTCGCGGCCGTCGTCGAATGGTGAACTCATAGTTTGTTCCTTCCTCTATTTGCCGTGTCCTGGTGCGGCCATGCCTGGTGAGGCCATGCTGTGGCCGGGTCCGCTGGGGTAGCCGCCGCGGGCCTTGTCTTCAGGCTGCATCTGCGTGGAAGGCGGCGCGGTCACGGCACCGCGACCCGGACCCCCCTTCTCCCCGGGGCTGCGGTAGTCCTGCTCGCTGAGTTCATCGCCGCCGACGTAAGTCGGGTTGAAGCCTCCCGGGACGGCCTCTTTGAACATGTCGCCGCCACCCGGACGTGCCTGCGAATCACGGCCAGCCTGCCAAACCATCTCATCGTCTCCTATGCCGGGTAAGGTTCGGGACCATCCACGCCGTAAAACGGCTTGTGGAAGTCTTCATCATGGATGTGGTGATCGGGCGCGCCGGGGTCGCCTTGCCCGCCGGGATAGTGCGCTTCACCCAAATCGTCTCGGGTGTAGGGGATTTCAGTCACGGACGCTCTCTTTCGTGAGGAGTGGTGGGACCGGGGCGCACGAACCCGCTGCAGGGTTCTATGAAATTGTGGCCGCGCCCCGGTCAGGTCCATGGGGTTCCGGGTGCCGTCAACCCTGTTGTCATCGCGCGCAGCACTTGCCCGCAGTCGGGGCAGGAGACGGCGTCGGTGGTGCCGGCGAAGCTGGATGATCCGCAGTGCGGACAACCCGTCAGATTCTGGACGTGCCGATCCGGCTGCGGCGGCGCCGTGTTAGTGGCCGGGTCGGTCAAAGGATTCGAATAACCACCGTTGACGTCATACGGCAGGTCCGGCGGCGCCGCCGGGCCGGTGTTGAACAGCTCCGGATTAAATCCCTGCGTCAACGTTTTCTTATAGCCCGGCATGCCCTTCGCCGCGTTCGAGCCGTCGCTCACGGCGCGTATCCGTTCGGCCAATGCCCAGGCCGCGCCGCAGCAGCCTGCACCGCTGTCTGCCGATAATCCTGCTCCGACAGCGAATGATCCGGCGTGGTGGTCGCGGACTCCACGAAATCCCCGACAGCGTTGGACGTGCGGTCATGGCTGAACGGGTTCGTCATAGCGCCACCTTGGACCGAAACGTAGCCCGAGCATCCGCAGTGAAGCGGGCGGCCTCAGCGGCGATCGCCGCCCGATACCCATCAAACCGCGGCGCCTGGTTGTCGAAGTCATCAATCAAGTGATGGATTTTGTCGGCCGCCCGGCGCTCAAACCCGTGGCGCCGGTCATCCACCTTGAACTCGTCGGGAATCGGCACATCCACGGCGTTGCCGGCGCTGCCGCGCTGGTTGGTCACCACGCACGCACCCAACGCCGCCGCTTCCCGCGGCAACCTGTCCTTGCCCGGATGCTCACCGAAATCAACGTAAACCTTCACCGTCGACAACACCGTCGCCACCTGAGACGGAGATAAACCTTGCAACGCAACCACTTTCGGCGCCACCCGCCAGCCGCTATCCAGCGCGCGCAGCACCGCGGCGGTACGGGCCAATCCTTTGGCGGGGTTGTAGGCGACGATGTTGCGGCGCGGCCCGCTGCGCGGGTGTTTAATCGCTTCCAGGTAGATCGGGGCGAGCCGATCACCCAGCCTTTGCGCATGGGTGAGTCTGTTGGCGGCGCAGAACATTCGAGCGTACTCACTCTGATACAAATTCACCGACACCAGGCGCCGGATTTTGGCGAGCCGGTCAGCGACCTCAACCCCAGCTTCCCGGTAGAAATTATTCACCGACATCCACCAGTAATAGACGTCGCAGCCGGGGAACTCCTCGAGCAGGCTGCCGTAGGTTTCAGGCAGCACCACCACCGAGCCGGCGGTGATGTCTTCACGCAGAGCCGGGCGGGCGTCATATCCACTGTATGACTCAGCGGTAGTGAACCGGCGGGAGAATGGCCAGTACACCACCGACGCCCGCCCGGCTTGATCGCGGTTGAGGGTATCCGCGAGCTGGTGACACAACTCTGGGCCGCCGCTGGTGGTGCGGCCCGGACAGACGATGAACACCTCAGTCATAGGATGCTTTCATACGCAATTTGCCAGTCTTTCCAACCCTCTTGTATGGTGTGCTGCGCGGCCAATGTCTTGGCGTTCTGGCCCATCTCACCCCTCATAGCCTCATCGTTGACGAGGTCCCGGAGTCTGCGGGCCCATTCTTGGGGAGTGCGGACCAGCCAGCCGGTGACACCGTCGATGACGTAATCGTTGTATGGAGTTACAGCACTGGCGACGACAGGGATACCCAGCGCACCGTACTCCATCGCCTTAATCGCCGACTTCGCATCAGTAAATTTGCCCGCCCGCAACGGGGCGATCCCGACGTCGAAATCGATCAGCCGGTAATAGTCGGCAGTAACCGGCTGCCACCGACTGAACCGGATGCGACGCTTCACCACCGTCCGCAGGTCAGCCCCGATGAAATGCGCCTCCACCGTGTCAGGATGCCAGTCCAGGACCCGGCGCAGCCCGTAAGCGGCCTCCCGCATATCCTCACCATGCGACGGACCACCAGCCCAGCCGACCACCAACCGGTCCCGCCGCAGACGCTGCAGCTGCAGCAACGACTCATCAATCCGGTTCTTACACACCGCAACCCGCCCGTTGAGCTGGCGCATCCGCTCCGCCAACGGCTCAACACTCGTGGTCACCAAATCCGCGGTACGAATACAAAACTCGAACGAATCCCGCGACGTCGCCAAGTTGTAATCCACGAACGCCGGATTATGACCCTCAAGCTCGAACGGGTCATCGTCCAACTCGTAGACGCGGCGGCACTCCTTCTTCAAGCCCCGCCACCACGAATGAACCTTCGACGCCTCCATCCACCGATTCGTCCCCGCCATATGCGACACCACAATGTCGGCGCCATCAGCGCGCACCGTCGTCATCGCCGGCTCACACGAGGTGTCATGCCCATGGCGGCCCAGCTCGCCGATCGGCATGCGGATTCGGTAGAGCCCCCCTCCCTCCCGCATATGGTAGAGGCCCTTGATTCTCACCGCTGCTTCCCAAGCGTGGGCAATCCAGCCGACGCCGTATGAATACTCTTTCCCAAACCCGGTTTTCTATCTTCAGTAAGGGCACGCACCTGCCGCTCAGTGCGCCTGCTTTGCGGAGTTTGCGCGCGATGTCTGCCAGAACCGGCAGAGGTCACAGTTCCCAACTGGTTGGGAAGCTGATCCTTCGCGGTCAATCCGAGTGCTGAGCGATAGACCGCGTCTATTGCGCGGCGGCCATCTTCTGCCGCATCTCGTTTCCGGTCGCCTCTGGAAGAGATGAGACGATACATCCCATCTAACCTGCGTCGCTTTTGCTCCGCGTTCTGCTGTCGCCGTTGTTCCTTGGTGCGTTTAGCCACGGCCTTCACGATATTGCGTCGGACTTTCAAGGTCTACCTTCGTCCATCCAGGGGCATCCTCATCATGCCAGGCGGGTGCTACGGGGCTTTTTTTGGGCGCCCCGGACCACGCTTAGGCACCGCAGCCTCCACGTCATCGTCGTCGGGGACGGCGCGTTCTTCACCCAATGCTTCGGCGAGGCCGACGCGGATGTAGCGTTCAGCTTCGTCACCGACCTCGACGATGTCTCCGGGCTGGACGCCGGCGTCGATCCCGTGGAACGTCCCCAGAACTGATTGACGCATGCGGACCTTCGTCAAAATTTTCGCCTCCTAGGGTGATGGTGACCCCGGCGTAGTCACGCCGGGGTCCGCCACGTTCATCAGGTCAGGTAGCCGGGCACGCGTAAGTTTTTATTGCGTTGGTATCGACCAGGATTCCATCGGTACGCATCAACGCCCGGAACGAAATGAGGTCAGTCGAGAACGCAAATTCGTCAGAGCGTTCGAAGCGCAGCGGAGTAACATCCCGAATGTAATATGCGGAAAAATCGCCAAAGGCGATAGGTTTGTTATTGGCGCCGAAGGTGGCCATCGCCGGGTTCGCGTAGACGGGTTTGCCCAGGATGGTGTCTGGCACTCCGGCTTGTAGTGATGGTTCCCAGATGAATCGTCCTAGTGTGTCTTTGAGTTTTCTGACGATTTTGATGGTGGCGTCGTTCATCATCCAACTGGCGCGGGGGCGGTATTGGGGGATGATGCTGTGGTACATGTCGACGAGGATGTCGGCGCCGTAGTCGCCGCCGGTGGCGGTGGGTAGTCCGACGGTGCCGCCGGCGCCGGCTGCGCCGGTCATGGCGACGGTGGCGTTGGACATGAAGCCGCTGGGTTGTGTGGCGGCGGTGCCGGACACGTAGGCGGCGTTGGTGGCGATGCCGATGTTACGGCCCGCGGATTGGGCCAGGTAGCCGACGAGGTCGAAACCCACATCAGTCGCGAGTTCCTTGGACACCTGGATCAGCTTGCCGAGTTTGTGCGCGCCCAGCGTCGCCGACGTCAGCGTCGGGTCAGATGCTGACAGGGTGCCACCTTCAGCGGTCCACAGCGCCGCGCCCTCAGCGCTGCTGTAGGGGATGAGAACCTGCTCACCGGTGGTGGTGGAGATGACGGTGGCACCGGCCTGGCGGATGCTGCTGGTGTCCACCAGATAGGTGTAGAGCTGGTGGATAAACGAGGTCGGCATCGGGACACCGGCGACCTGCAAAGTACGGCGCTCAATCACCGACGGGAACGGCAACTCAAACGAGCGGACTTCGCCGTCAACGAACCGGCGCAGCTCTGTCTCGATCTGCTCGTCAGAGATTCCCGGCATCACCGCGCCGCCGCCGCCGCGCACCGCGATCTCCCGCGACACCGGCTTACCCGCCAGCTCGGCGACCGAATCCTCGAACGCCTTCGCGCGCTTCTCGCCGGCCAGCAACTGCTGACGCCGCTCATCGAGCTTGATCATCTCGGCGTCCCACTCGTCGAACTGCCGCTTCTCTTCAGCGGTCAGGTCACGCTGCTCTTCGAACGCACGCTCAGCGATAGTGTTGGCCTTGATCCAGCAGTCGTAACGCTGCTCGCCAAGTTTTTCTACAAGGGAAGACACAGCCGTATTCCTTTCAAATATGGGTTGGTGAGGTGGCTGTCGGCCTGCCCCGAATAGGTGGTGCGGCTACCCGCACAACAGACCGTGGGATGGTGGCTGTCGGCCTGCCACCCGCACGGTCTGGAAACTTTCAGCGACGCTGAGACAACGGATCGCGGGGCCGCTTACCCATCATGTACATCCGCGCCCGCGCCCCGCTCATCGTCTTGGGCGGGGCGCCGCCGTCAATGTCGGTGCGCTGGAACAACTTCCGCAGCTCACGTTGCTCAGCCAGGGTGAACACCTCATCAGGCTCGACGCCCTTGAACGCCGCCAGACTGCGCAACGCCACGTTAGTTTCCTGATAAGCCGGCACACTGACCGGGGCGACGTCGATCAACAAACCGGTGTGCAGGGTCCGCTGGGTGTAACCCATATCGGACTGGCCCCACTCCTCCTCCCCGACGATGAACGCGAACGACGACTGCCGGATATCCCCGCGGGACACTAACTCATAAACGTCTTGACGGGATTCGGGCACGTCGACCACGTAGTCGAGGCCCTGCTCATCCAGCGAGAGCCGCAGCGTCCCTGATTGGGTTGACCCCAACAGGTGGAAGTTGTCGTGTTCGTAACGACATACCACTCCGGAGCCGGCACCGACCCATCCATCAGCACGAGATTTGTTGAAAAACGAACGCTCAACGACCTCAACGAAAGTTCCAAGATTTTTCGACTGCCGATTGAACATGGCTGCGTAACCGCCGACATCGCGTCCGTTGCCGTGCCCACCGGCGGTACGCACCTCGACCGTGGACATGGTGTTGCGGTGCTCCACGCTGCTCTCATCGCTCGAGCGGGCGCCGTCGTCGGACAGCTCGATACCCAGTTCCTTGGCGCGGGAGCGAATCTTGGCCCTAATGCTGGCGATCTCCGCGGCGCTGTGGTTAGCCATCGTGGGCTGTTGGTGGATACGGGCCCAGGCGTTACGCACCCGCGCGGCGGTGTTGAGGGGGAATGTGTTGTTGGGTCCCGCGAATGGGCCTTCCGAATCGGGGTAGCGGTCGGCGGGGGTGTCTTCAGCCATCGTTGATTGTTCCTTTCACACGGTGCTGTCTACGGGGTGCCCGTTCCATCGGGAGCGCTGCGCATTGGCGGCGCCTCGACCGGCGACGGGCGCGCCTGCCCATTCGTGGCGGCCGCCCCGCCGCCGGTCGAGGATTGAGGCGCCGCCGGCGGGGGGGTCACGGGGGGTGTCGCCGACGGCGCAAGATTATAGGAACCGCGGACCTCGTTACGGTCCTTCCACCCAAACTGGGTGGTACCCAACGACAGCGCATCGATCTCCGCGCGGGTCTTCGCATCCACCCGCAGAAACTCCGACGTGTCAAACCGCACGAAATAACCACGCGGAAAACACGTAGAAAGCGCGTATTCGATGCGAGTCAACCACGGCCGGAACGTATAAGTAAGGCAATCCAGCGAATTCTGCTCGACCGTCGCATACGTGAGGCTGTCACCAGTGGTACCGCCGATCTTGTCCGGCGGAACGCCGTAAATCACCGCGATCTGCGTCGCTGTAAGCTGCGTCGTCTCAATAAATCTCGCCTCATGAGGCGCGATCGTTATAGGGGTATACTCCCAGTCTGATCCGTAGATCAGCGGTTGCCGAGTATGCAGCCGCCGCGCGATCCGATTCCCGATCTCCGCAGCATCCTCCGGCAACACCTTCTGCGTCGTATTCCGAAACGTGCCCGGCGGAACACCGCCCTGCTCATACCACTGCGCCGCATACGACTGCGCACCCAAACCCACCTGCGCAGTCGTCGCGAACGCCCCAACCGGCGACAAACCCCGAACCCGCCAAGGCAGCACGAACCACGGGATATGCAGCAGGTCAGCCGGGTCCATCGGCCGCCCCCACCAATACCAGCGCGGATCAACATAAGAACCAGGGCCCTCGATAGCGCGATCCAACGTGACAACGTTGATCGGATTAAGCCACTCGATAGCGACGGGGAACCCGAAACGATCCCGGGCAGTGATTAAACCGATCCCGTTTCCCTCAAGGCACAAACTCAGCATCAGCCGGTGTAACCAGGTGGTCAGCTCACCGTGGATCGAAGGATTCGCGAAAAGCGCCGGCGTCGGCTGCTTTTCAGCGATCCCGTTCTTACCGCTCTTATACAGTCCCAGCCCCGGCGCCATCGAGGAAATGTTGTCTGCCAAAAACCTGACTGCACCCCACACCGCGACCAGCCGCAAAGCGCCGTCAGCGTCAAGCCCGCGCCCCGGCGAGGGCCAGCCGTTCGACCAGCCCGGCCCACCCAAAGGCTCCCACGGCACACTGCTGATCGACCGCTGCTCCTCAGCCTTAGCCTGCCACGGCCACCTCACAGCACCGACTCCAACACGTTGTAGGGCTGCTCAGCCAACACATTCCACCGGTGATACGCAGCGGCCGCAGCGACCAGCGGAGAAATGTCAACCCGGAAATCGCGGTCCCACGTCTCCGCATCACCCATCCGCCGAGTACGCGCATTCGCCACCGCAACATCCAAATCAGGCTGACCCACATGAACCACCATCGACTCAGCAACAGCAGCCTGAAACGCCGTACACGACGCCCCCACATCAGCCGCCGTCAACTTCTTAAACTCAATACCTTCCTGCGCGATATCACCGGCAAGACCACGCGCCTCACCAGCCGTCAACGAAACCTCAACAACCCCAACGCTCTTCATCAACTCAGCGACTTTCGGCGCCACCCAACTCGTCCCCGACCCGCGGTAGACCATCACCAACGTGCGACCACCAGGCCCCAACCCGGCCACCCCAATCGTGGCGCCATTGCGATACGGCGAAACATCCACACTAATCGCAACATGATCCGGCACCCCCACACTCCGATCCTCCAACCCCACCCACGCCGCCACATCAAACAACGCCCAATTCTCAGCCGGCCAAATCCCCAACGCCTCACGCCGAAACCCATCAGGGTCCAACTTCCGACGCAACCGCTTAATACTGGCCGGCGGCGTCCAATGCGGGTACGAAGCGTTAGCCTTCGCCACCTGCTCCATATCATCAAGATCGGCGTCATCATCAGCGCCCATCTCAATCCAGACAAGATCGTCAGTCTCCCCGGACAACGCCTCCATCCGCATCCGAGAAAAAACCTCAGAATTATCCGTCGGTTTCGGCGGCGTCCCCACATAACAGTGCAACCCAAGACGCGAACGGTTCATCGACGCCAACATGTCCTGCAACGCCTTCTCCGACAAAATCTGCGCCTCATCGAAAACAATCACATCCACGTTAGGGATACCGCGACCAAACCCACGCTCACGGCTACCAAACCGGATACGAGAACCATTGGTGAACCTGACCTCTTCATCCCCCGAACCCAAAAACACCTTCTTGATGTACGGGTCAACCTGCGGGCGCCGCGCAAACCCAGCCATCTGAAGAAACGTCTCAGCATGCGTCGTCTGCCGGTGCGCCGTCCACAACACCAACAACCCCGGCCGCTCAATACACAGCGAGAACAGCAACCCGATGAATGTGTACGTTTTGCCGACCTGACGCGGAATACTCATCCCCACCCCGCCAACAGTCGACACCAGCTCGCCGTCAGCGTCACGCGCCAAAATCAGCCGCCCGGCACCGTCCTGCCACCCGTCGAACGTGATCCCCAACTTGCGCCGGCACGTCTTTTCCACATCCGGCCAGTCCGTCGTCGCAATCTGATCAGCCGGGTAGATCAGGTGCTTGGTGACCTCAGATAGCGGCCGGGTCGAACGCGGCGCCACCGCCATCGCCGTCATCGGACTCCTCCAGCTGTTCGGCTGACTCAGCATCCAGCGCGCGAATCTGCGCGTCTACATCACGGAACTGCTTAACCAACGCCGACAACACCACCGGGCGCACTGCTGGATCGTCGATCTGTCCCGCGAGGCGCCTACGGAGTACTACCAGCATGTCGCGTTCGCCGCCGTCGGCGACAGTGGCGAGCCGTTTGGGCTGTGTGCGGCGAGATGTGTTGACCGCCTTGAGGTTTCGTCTGTTTGCTGCCACGGCATACCCCTGTCATTTTTGTCATTTTTGTGTATACCCCCCTCTGTTGCGCGGCCGTCTTGAAACGTGGTAGGTAGATTGGGAACGAGCGAATCGCTTGCGCTGGCTGGCTACCAAAAAAACCACCCCCCACCTGCGGCGATTGCTCGCGCAGCTAACCCCCTGACCTGCGGCGATAGGCGCAACGCTCTGACCAGCGTAAACGCTGAGATAGGGAACGATCCAGCGGCGTGGCGAAGCGGAACGGATGTTAGGTTTTTTAGCATACCCAGGAGGGTATGGTCTATACCCCCCTGGGGTACACATCGGTGGTGTTAGCTGCGGAGTCGAAGAGGCGCAGCGCGGGGGGGCGTTGCCGGAAGCGCTTGGAGCGGAGTGCCTCGAGAGCCTGGGCGCGCGTCATCGGGCGGGCACGAAGCTCCGCGAGCTGGGTGGTCGGCAAGTCCCGGCGCAAGCTGTTGCACGAGCGGCAGGCACCGCGGCAATTGGTACGCACCAACGCTAGCTCCGGTCTGGTACTGACGGGAATGATGTGGTCGGCGGTGGTGGAGCGGATGGTGCAGCCGGGTAGGCGGAGCCAGCAGGTAGGTTCTTCGCGGACTACGCGGTTAGAGAGGCGGCGCCAGGTGCTGCTCTGGTAGATGCTGCGGTGAGGTGCGGTGCCGTGGCTCATAGTGTTTCGCGTACGTGCAGTGTCCAGCCCATGGGTTGGGTGCGGACGTCGATGTGGGTGGGTTGGTGGCCGGTGATGGCGTGGGTGAGGGCGATCATGGTGGCGATCATCCAGGGTTTGGGTGGGTGGCCGGTGGGTTTGAGGAGGTTCATCAGGTCGGCGGGGTTGTTGGGGTGTTCCCAGCGTTCGAGGTCGGCGTCGAGGCGGGTGTCGCCGTCGATGGTGATGACGGTGCGTGCCATCAGGTTTCGGCTTGGGTTTTGGTGAGGGTGTAGCCGTTGGTGTGGAGTAGGTGGATGATGGCTTCGCCGATGACGACGGCGGAGGCGTTGACGGCTTTGGCGATGTCGGGTGG